AGCTGCTCAGTCAGGAGTCGGAAAAATTTCACAATATCGGATTGTCTCGCGGGGAGGTGCTTTGATGTCCTGTTCTCGTTCAGTTGTATTACTGAATAACGCCTTAAAAATCGCCGTTATGAAAAATGGCGATTTATCTCTTATTCAACTTGGTCTTGATAAAGAAAAACGCGACATAACTGAGTCTGTTATTGCGATTTATCAGAACGAATTAAATCTCCTGTCTGATGTGGTCAATTTACTTGTTAAACGCGCTGTATTTCACAAGCAAATCTCCTCCGTGGATGAACTGACGAAATTAACGACAGAAATTGCCAGCTATTGCGCTGATGAATTTAAAAAACTTAACGACAAAAGGAGCTGGTAATGCCGGACAACGTAGATTTTATTCAGGAACAACAGGCTGAATTACTGGAGCGCCAGATTAACGCGGCAAGGGTAAAGCATTGCGGTGTTTCTGCGCTGGTTTGCGAAGAGTGTGACGCGCCAATACCTGCTGCCCGTCGTGCGGCTTATCCGTCAGCCACGCGTTGTGTTTCCTGCCAGTCAGTCTTTGAAGCAAAAAACAAACATTACCGGAGAACGGCATGAGTATTCGTATTGAAATTGGCGAACGTTATGTCGTTACCAGTGACAGCTTTCAGTTTATTCTCCACGAGAAAAAGAGAGCTGAAAGCGGTAAAAACGCCGGTCAGGAATGGCTGGCGGTGGTTGGTTATTACCCGAAATTAAGCCAGCTTGTTTCCGGCCTGATGCATCACGATATTCTGACCGGAAGCGCAAAGTCTTTTGCTGATTTAAACGCGCAGGTTGAGCAACTCAGCAAGCGTTGTTCAGAGGCTTTTGGCTCATATGGCCGTTAAAGCCTCCGGGCGTTTTGTCCCTCCGTCAGCATTTGCCGCAGGCACCGGTGAGGCGTTTACCGGTGCTTATGCATGGAACGCGCCACACGAGGCCGTCGGGCGCGAAAGACCCCTTACACGTGACGAGATGCGTCAGGTGCAAGGTGTTTTATCCACGATTAATCGCCTGCCTTACTTTTTGCGCTCGCTATTTACTTCACGCTATGACTACATCCGGCGCAATAAAAGTCCGGTACACGGGTTTTATTTCCTCACATCCACTTTTCAGCGTCGTTTATGGCCGCGTATTGAGCGTGTGAATCAGCGCCATGAAATGAATACCGACGCGTCGTTGCTGTTTCTGGCAGAGCGTGACCACTATGCGCGCCTGCCGGGAATGAATGACAAGGAGCTGAAAAAGTTTGCCGCCCGTATCTCATCGCAGCTTTTCATGATGTATGAGGAACTCTGCGATGCCTGGGTGGATGCGCATGGCGAAAAAGAATCACTGTTTACGGATGAGGCGCAGGCTCACCTGTATGGTCATGTTGCTGGCGCTGCACGTGCTTTCAATATTTCCCCTCTCTACTGGAAAAAATACCGTAAAGGGCAGATGACCACGAGGCAGGCATATTCTGCCATTGCCCGTCTGTTTAACGATGAGTGGTGGACTCATCAGCTTAAAGGCCAGCGTATGCGCTGGCATGAAGCGTTACTGATAGCTGTCGGGGAGGTCAATAAAGACCGTTCTCCTTATGCCAGTAAACACGCCATTCGTGATGTGCGTGCGCGCCGCCAGGCAAATCTGGAATTTCTTAAATCGTGTGACCTTGAAAACAGGGAAACCGGCGAGCGTATCGACCTTATCAGTAAGGTGATGGGCAGTATTTCTAATCCTGAAATTCGCCGGATGGAGCTGATGAACACCATTGCCGGTATTGAGCGTTACGCCGCCGCAGAGGGTGATGTGGGGATGTTTATCACTCTGACCGCGCCGTCAAAGTATCACCCGACACGTCAGGTTGGAAAAGGCGAAAGTAAAACCGTCCAGCTAAATCACGGCTGGAACGATGAGGCATTTAATCCAAAGGATGCGCAGCGTTATCTCTGCCGTATCTGGAGCCTGATGCGCACGGCATTCAAGGATAATGATTTACAGGTCTACGGTTTGCGTGTCGTCGAGCCACACCACGACGGAACGCCGCACTGGCATATGATGCTTTTTTGTAATCCGCGCCAGCGTAACCAGATTATCGAAATCATGCGTCGCTATGCGCTCAAAGAGGATGGCGACGAAAGAGGAGCCGCGCGAAACCGTTTTCAGGCAAAACACCTTAATCGGGGCGGTGCTGCGGGATATATCGCGAAATACATTTCAAAAAATATCGACGGCTATGCACTGGATGGTCAGCTCGATAACGATACCGGTAAGCCGCTTAAAGATACTGCCGCGGCTGTTACCGCATGGGCGTCAACGTGGCGCATCCCGCAATTTAAAACTGTTGGCCTGCCGACAATGGGGGCTTACCGTGAACTACGCAAATTACCTCGCGGCGTCAGCATTGCTGATGAGTTTGACGAACGCGTCGAGGCTGCACGCGCTGCCGCAGACAGTGGTGATTTTGCGTTGTATATCAGCGCGCAGGGCGGGGCAAATGTCCCGCGCGATTGTCAGACTGTCAGGGTCGCCCGTAGCCCGTCGGATGACGTTAACGAGTACGAGGAAGAAGTCGAGAGAGTGGTCGGCATTTACGCGCCGCATCTCGGCGCGCGCCATATTCATATCACCAGAACGACGGACTGGCGCATTGTTCCGAAAGTGCCGGTCGTTGAGCCTTTGACTTTAAAAAGCGGCATCGCCGCGCCTCGGAGTCCTGTCAATAACTGTGGAAAGCTCACCAGTGGTGATACTTCGTTACCGGCTCCCACACCTTCTGAACACGCCGCAGCAGTGCTTAATCTGGTTGATGACGGTGTTATCGAATGGAATGCCCCGGAGGTCGTGAGGGTGCTCAGGGGCGCATTAAAACACGGCCTGAGAACACCAAATCGTCAGCAAAGAAACGGAAGCCCGTTAAAACCACATGAAATTGCACCATCGGCCAGGCTGACCCGGCCGGAACGATTGCAAATTACCCGTATCCGCGTTGACCTTGCTCAGAACGGTATCAGGCCTCAGCGATGGGAGCTTGAGGCGCTGGCGCGTGGGGCGATGGTGATTTATGATAATAAAAAATTCAAATATCCAGTGATTGATGAGTGGTAAGGCTATTAAATTACGAATAAATACAGGTCTTATTGATGGATTGGGTAATAGTAAACTTTAAAAAATAATAATTGTAATGTTTTAAATTATAGTTAAATTTCGCTTAATGACATTATCTTCTTAATATTTAAAGTGCCTCCCATTATTAGGGGGCACTTTAAATTATGGGATTAATTTATTGTGGCCAGTCCCAGTTATCATATTGTTGAATTTTTTCTGATAACACTTGAGGTGCACTACCGTGAGTTACATTTTCAGCATAACCAATCGTACCGACATAGTTAATGTCATCAACATCAAGTGTATTGGCCTCCCATGGCCGTATCTTGCGAGTTGGTTCACAGATAGAAACGTCACGATTGATGGTTTTTAACCACGATATATTTATTACATTTGCGCCTGCAGCTTTTAGATACATTCTGGCTGTTTCATGAGCATTTCCTTCAGTGCAAAAATCATCAATAACTAATATTTTCTTACCTTTCAATTTAGGAGGGTTGGTATATCTTTCGCCGGTGATGAGGTTTTTAATAGGGGCAGGATTTAAATTAACGGTGTTTATTTGAGATGTGATGTTTACTTCTTGCTTAGCTATCCGAGCTTGCTGTGATTTAATAGCTGTTGTATGTCGTAAGAATAGATCTTTTAGATACTTTCCTTTGAATGAGACTGCTAAACCTTTTAGGTCATGCTCCATAATGTTTGCTAGTTTATAAGGATCTTCAGCGTTATGTCCAACGTAGGTGGTTATAAAACTTGCTCCTTCACTTAAGCCAGAGAAATAAATGCTAGCACCAAGATATCTTATCCAAAAATCGGGGCTTCCAACCGATAGCTTTGCGAGGTCTCTTGCATTGGCTGAATACATTGTAAATTCAGGGACATATGTGCTAAATGGTGCTAAGGCGTAGTAGTGAACATCTTCATTAAAATGCCCTTGCCATCCCCACAACTGCTCTCTTAAGCAAAAGACATCAATAAATCTAGCGATTTCTTTGGGTTCTGAAAATTGAAAACCGTACTCAGTAACCGGTTCATACCAGGTCGCATTAATAAATAGGGTATTCCCGTTGGTAGCTGCTTGTAAGTCTTCCTGAGAACGCCCTACATAGATCATTTCGTTTCGTTTTAATTCTAACGCAGCCATGATGAAATCTATGGCCTTCCCTGTTTGTTTTGCTGGTATGTTGTTGTCGAGTTCACGGCAAAAGTGAATTGATTCTGGGAATTTCCTTTTTAGGTATTCGTCTAGTGTTACGATCCCGTCATGTGTTCTCACGTTTCTATTTTTATTTGTCAAGAAGATAACTTTAATCCCTTTTGATGACAAAAACGCAAACAACTTACGTAATTCAGAGTCGATTCTAGATTTTAGTTCCTGAGGTTGAGTGTTAGATGTTAATGGTAATACAACATCTGCGATTGAAAATATAACTGCCTTTAAATACATATTATTCATCTCCCAGAAGAGAAAGTTGCTGTGTTTTTACACCGGATGCTGATTTAATTAAGCTTTGCACGTCTTTAAAATCGGATAGTGGAATATTCATTATCGTAGCTGAGTACTCTGACAAGGCATGTTTAATCTCTTCTTGAGGTGTAGTTCCCCTAAGTAAAGGACAAAGTATCGCTCTTTTTAATTGAGCAGCATATCTCACAGTATGAGATGTCCCACTTTTTAGGCCCCATTCAACTGGGATCAATACATCACTTAAAGCTGCTTGAATTCTATTTCTACGAACAAAGTTTTCCTGTGATGGTTTTTGGTTTGGTAAATACTCAGTAAGAATCAGTCCGCCATTATTTACAATATGGCCTCTCATCTCGCCACTATTTTTGGGATAATTTGAGTTTACGCCAGTACCTAACACAGCAATTGTCGGTATTTTAAATAACAGGGATGCTTCATGTGCAGATTGATCTATACCATATGCTAAACCGCTTACAGTTGAATAATCCGAATCTATAAATTGCGAGATTACTGCTTGAGTTAAATAAATTCCAAGTGCGGTTGGGTTTCTGGTGCCGACAACTCCAACACACTTTTTATCTAGCAAGGATACATTGCCTTGAGCAAACAACCAGAAAGGCGGCTCAGACAGGTCATTCAACTTGTCTGGATAGCTCGGAGAACCATGGTGGATGATTTTGTAACCACTATTATGATAATGTGTGAGTAATATTTTAGCCGTAGAAATCATGCTGTCCCGAAAAACAGACCAATTGCCTTCATTCAAATAATAAGGTTGGCGATGAAGTTTTACTCCAAGTAGATACTCAAAGTTGGCTAATGTTTGGCTGGTAACAATGTCTCTAAATCTGATTCCCTTTTGAGCAACTTTATATAGAGTCCAATAACTAACGCCATGTATTTCTGATAGTGCCAACAAAGCGGCACTTTCTGTGTTCCATCGAGCTGTTTCAATATCCGTCATAATGTTCGCCAAAATGGAAGATTTTTTATCGCTTTTATCATAGGTTTGTATAAAAGTGTAGCACATTAAACCAAGACTTTAGAGGGCATGTTCTTGCATCAAACTGCATGTAAAAAAACAAAAAATTAATGCACCTTAGGTCTTATCCAGTCAATCTCGAGTGTTCACATGCATCTGCATTAAAACCGCCCCACGAAGCGGGCGGGCGAGGCGGGGAAAGCACTGCGCGCTGGCGGTGGTGCTGATTTTATTTTTTCAGCGTCTGAGCGCGTCGTGATGGCGTTTAGATTGTGCGCCGGGGCGTTGGTGTGTCTGCGGGGTGTTTTGTGCGGTGGTGAGCGTGTGAGGGCGTGATGACGGGGTGTAAAAAAGCCGCCCGCAGGCGGCGATGTTCAGCCGTTGTCAGTGTCCAGTGAGTAGTTTTTAAAGCGGATGACCTCCTGACCGAGCCAGCCGTTTATCTCGCGGATCCTGTCCTGTAGCGGGATAAGCTCATTGCGGACAAAGACCTTTGCCACTTTCTCAATATCACCCAGCGACCCGACGTTCTCCGGCTTGCCGCCCATCAACTGAAAGGGGATGCGGTGCGCGTCCAGCAGGTCAGCGGCGCTGGCTTTTTTGATATTAAAAAAATCGTCCTTCGTTGCGACTTCACTGAGCGGGATAATTTTAATGCCGTCGGCTTTCCCCTGTGGGGCATAGAGAAACAGATTTTTAAAGTTGTTGCGGCCTTTCGACTTCACCATGTTTTCGCGGAGCATTTCGATATCGTTGCGATCCTGCACGGCATCGGTGACATACATGATGTATCCGGCATGTGCGCCGTTTTCGTAATACTTGCGGCGGAACAGCGTGGCCGACTCATTCAGCCAGGCAGAGTTAAGGGCGCTGAGATATTCCGGCAGGCCGTACAGCTCCTGATTGATATCCGGCTCCAGCAGGTGAAACACGGAGCCGGGCGCGAAGGCTGTCGGCTCGTTGAAGGACGGCACCCACCAGTAAACATCCTCCTCCACGCCACGGCGGGTATATTTTGCCGGTGAGGTTTCCAGTCTGATGACCTTACCGGTGGTGCTGTAACGCTTTTCCAGAAACGCATTGCCGAACACCAGAAAATCCAGCACAAAGCGGCTGAAATCCTGCTGGGAAAGCCACGGATGCGGGATAAATGTCGAGGCAAGAATATTGCGTTTGACGTAAATCGGTGAGCTGTGATGCACGGCAGCACGCAGACTTTTTGCCAGCCCGGTAAAGCTGACCGGCGGCTCATACCATCTGCCGTTACTGATGCATTCGACGTAATCCAGAATGTCACGGCGGTCGAGTACCGGCACCGGCTCGCCAAAGGTGAATGCCTCCATTTTCGGGGCGCTGGCGGTCATTGTTTTTGCCGCAGGTTGCGGTGTTTTCCCTTTTTTCTTGCTCATCAGTAAAACTCCAGAATGGTGGATGTCAGCGGGGTGCTGATACCGGCGGTGAGTGGCTCATTTAACAGGGCGTGCATGGTCGCCCAGGCGAGGTCGGCGTGGCTGGCTTCCTCGCTGCGGCTGGCCTCATAGGTGGCGCTGCGTCCGCTGCTGGTCATGGTCTTGCGGATAGCCATAAACGAGCTGGTGATGTCGGTGGCGCTGACGTCATATTCCAGACAGCCACGGCGGATGACGTCTTTTGCCTTGAGGACCATTGCGGTTTTCATTTCCGGCGTGTAGCGGATATCGCGAGCGGCGGGATAGAACGAGCGCACGAGCTGGAACACACCGACACCGAGGCCGGTGGCATCAATACCGATGTATTCAACGTTATATTTTTCGGTGAGTTTGCGGATGGATTCTGCCTGGGTGGCAAAGTCCATGCCTTTCCACTGGTGACGCTCAAGTATTCTGAATTTGCCACCGGCCACCACCGGCGGTGCCAGCACCACGCATCCGGCACTGTCGCCACGGTGTGACGGGTCGTAACCAATCCATACCGGGCGGGAGCCGAACGGATTCGCGGCAAACGGCGCATAGTCTTCCCATTCTTCCAGCGTGTCGACCATGCAGCGTTGCAGCTCCTCGAACGGGAACACCGACGCCTTGTCGTCAACAAATTCACACATGAACAGGTTTTTAAAATCGTCGGCGCTGTTTTCGCGTTTGAGCTGCTCAATGTCGAACAATGTGCAGCCGCCTTTCAGGGCGTCCTCAATGGTGACAATCTGCCGCCACTGGCCGTCCGCACAGAGAAGACCTCCGGCAAGGGCGTTATGACTGACGTCGATTTCCACGCGTTCGGCGGCGCTGGCGCGTCCCCGGTTGAACAGTTCACCTGACCAGAACGGGTAGGCGTCGTGCGCCAGCGTGGACGGGGTGGAGAAATAGGTCGAGCGCAGGTGACTCTGTGAGGCCATACCTGATGCCACCTTACGCAGTACCTGAAAATTCGGGATCCAGAAAATCTCGTCGACGTACAGGTCGCCGTTATGGCTCTGCGCGGTGTTGGAGTTGGTGCCGAGAAAAATCAGTTTTGCGCCGTTATTGCCGAGGACAATCGGGTCACCGGTCAGGTCAACGTCAACCAGCCGGGCAAAGGCGATGATGTATTCGCGGAACACATACGCCTGCGTTTTACTGGCCGACAGAAAAATCTGGTTATGACCGGTTTTCAGGGCGCGCAGCAGCGCCTCGCGGGAAAAATAAAACGTCGCGCCAATCTGGCGGGATTTCAGGATATCGCGGATGCGGTGCTCAAGCCCGGCGCGATACCAGTGCAACTGATATTCGAAAGACTGCTCAAAGAAAATCTGCTCCAGCTTTTCGATGGCCTCGTCACTGAAAAAATTCTTTTTCGGTTTGCGCCGCCCGCCTTTGTTGCGGTTAGCGACGTTCGGATTAAGGTCTGCCTCGTTGCCGGTCTGACTGTAACGGTTTACCCGTGCCAGTCGTTCAATCTGGCGTCCGAGCAGGTCAATTTCCTTGAAGTCACCGCCGGTTTTCTGCGGTTTGATGATGAGCTGGGTCAGCCGCGCTTCCAGACTCATTTCGACACGGCTGATGGGGGCAACACTGTCCCAGCCGTCGCGCTGTTTCCAGCTCTGCACCGTCGGGCGTTTCATCTGCAACATGGCGGCAATCTGCGGCACGGAAAAACCCTGCCAGTACAGCAGCGCCGCCTGACGACGCGGGTCGTGTAAAAGAGTGGTGTCTGTGGTGATGGTCATGAATACCTCGCCGTGATGAATACACGGCAAGGCTACTGAGTCGCGCCCCGCGATTCGCTAAGGTGCTGTTGTGTCAGTGATAAGCCATCCGGGACTGATGGCGGAGGATGCGCATCGTCGGGAAACTGATGCCGACATGTGACTCCTCTAATCACTATTCAGGACTCCTGACAATGGCAAAAAAAGTCTCAAAATTCTTTCGTATCGGCGTTGAGGGTGACACCTGTGACGGGCGTGTCATCAGTGCGCAGGATATTCAGGAAATGGCCGAAACCTTTGACCCGCGAGTCTATGGTTGCCGCATTAACCTGGAACATCTGCGCGGCATCCTGCCTGACGGTATTTTTAAGCGTTATGGCGATGTGGTCGAACTGAAGGCCGAAAAGATTGACGATGATTCGGCGCTGAAAGGCAAATGGGCGCTGTTTGCGAAAATCACCCCGACCGATGACCTTATCGCGATGAACAAGGCCGCGCAGAAGGTCTATACCTCAATGGAAATTCAGCCGAACTTTGCCAATACCGGCAAATGTTATCTGGTGGGTCTGGCCGTCACCGATGACCCGGCAAGCCTCGGCACGGAATACCTGGAATTCTGCCGCACGGCAAAACACAACCCCCTGAACCGCTTCAAATTAAGCCCTGAAAACCTGATTTCAGTGGCAACGCCCGTTGAGCTGGAATTTGAAGACCTGCCTGAAACCGTGTTCACCGCCCTGACCGAAAAGGTGAAGTCCATTTTTGGCCGCAAACAGGCCAGCGATGACGCCCGTCTGAATGACGTGCATGAAGCGGTGACCGCTGTTGCTGAACATGTGCAGGAAAAACTGAGCGCCACTGAGCAGCGCCTCGCTGAGATGGAAACCGCTTTTTCCGCACTTAAGCAGGATGTGACTGACAGGGCGGATGAAACTAGCCAGGCATTCACCCGCCTGAAAAACAGTCTCGACCACACCGAAAGTCTGACCCAGCAGCGCCGCAGCAAGGCCACCGGTGGTGGCGGTGACGCCCTGATGACGAACTGCTGACCGGCGTCAGTCAGTCCGGGAAAACCTTCACGATTAACCCTTAATTTCAGGAAAAACTATGCGCCAGGAAACCCGCTTTAAATTTAATGCCTACCTGTCCCGTGTTGCCGAACTGAACGGCATCGACGCCGGTGATGTGTCGAAAAAATTCACCGTTGAACCGTCGGTCACCCAGACCCTGATGAACACCATGCAGGAGTCCTCTGACTTTCTGACCCGCATCAACATTGTGCCGGTCAGCGAAATGAAAGGGGAAAAAATTGGCATCGGTGTCACCGGCTCCATCGCCAGCACCACCGACACCGCCGGTGGCACCGAGCGTCAGCCGAAGGACTTCTCGAAGCTGGCGTCAAACAAGTACGAATGCGACCAGATTAACTTCGATTTTTATATCCGCTACAAAACGCTGGACCTGTGGGCGCGTTATCAGGATTTCCAGCTCCGTGTCCGTAACGCCATTATCAAACGCCAGTCCCTTGATTTCATCATGGCCGGTTTTAACGGCGTGAGGCGTGCCGAAACCTCTGACCGCAGCAGCAATCCGATGCTGCAGGATGTGGCGGTCGGCTGGCTGCAGAAATACCGCAATGAAGCCCCGGCGCGCGTGATGAGCAAGGTCACTGACGAGGAAGGGCACACCACCTCTGAGGTTATCCGCGTGGGTAAGGGCGGTGATTATGCCAGCCTTGACGCACTGGTGATGGATGCGACCAACAACCTGATTGAGCCGTGGTATCAGGAAGACCCTGACCTTGTGGTGATTGTGGGACGTCAGCTACTGGCGGACAAGTATTTTCCCATCGTCAACAAGGAGCAGGACAACAGCGAAATGCTGGCCGCTGACGTCATCATCAGCCAGAAACGCATCGGTAACCTGCCGGCGGTACGCGTCCCGTACTTCCCGGCGGATGCGATGCTCATCACAAAGCTGGAAAACCTGTCCATCTACTACATGGATGACAGCCATCGCCGCGTGATTGAGGAAAACCCGAAACTCGACCGCGTGGAGAACTACGAGTCAATGAACATTGATTACGTGGTGGAAGACTACGCCGCCGGTTGTCTGGTGGAAAAAATTAAGGTCGGTGATTTCTCCACACTGGCTAAAGCGACCGCAGAGCCGGGAGCGTAACCGATGACGAGTCCCGCACAGCGCCACATGATGCGGGTCTCGGCAGCGATGACCGCGCAGCGGGAAGCCGCCCCGCTGCGACATGCAACTGTCTATGAGCAGATGCTGGTTAAGCTCGCCGCAGACCAGCGCACACTGAAAGCGATTTATTCAAAAGAGCTGAAGGCCGCGAAAAAACGCGAACTGCTGCCGTTCTGGTTGCCGTGGGTGAACGGCGTGCTGGAGCAGGGCAAAGGTGCACAGGATGACATTCTGATGACGGTCATGCTGTGGCGTCTGGATACCGGCGATATTGCCGGTGCGCTGGAGATTGCCCGTTATGCCCTGAAGTACGGTCTGACCATGCCGGGTAAACACCGCCGTACCCCGCCGTACATGTTCACCGAGGAGGTAGCGCTTGCGGCCATGCGCGCTCACGCTGCCGGTGAGTCTGTGGATACCCGCCTGCTGACGGAGACCCTTGAACTGACCGCCACGGCTGACATGCCTGATGAAGTGCGCGCAAAGCTGCACAAAATCACCGGTCTGTTTCTGCGTGACGGTGGTGATGCCGCCGGTGCGCTGGCTCACCTGCAACGTGCGACACAGCTCGACTGTCAGGCAGGCGTCAAAAAAGAGATTGAACGACTGGAGCGGGAGTTGAAACCGAAGCCGGAGCCGCAGCCCAAAGCGGCCACCCGCGCCCCGCGTAAGATCCGGAGCGTGACACCGGCAAAACGTGGACGCCCGAAAAAGAAAGCCAGTTAACAACCGAATGCGCCCCGCGCCAGGGCGGCACGCCGGTCAGTGAGGGTGAATCACCTGACACTGCACCGGCGTCCACCGCCCGACTTTTCAGAGGTAGTCATGATGACGCTGATTATTCCGCGAAAGGAGGCTCCCGTGTCCGGTGAGGGTACGGTGGTCATCCCGCAACCGGCAGGCGACGAGCCGGTGATTAAAAACACGTTCTTTTTTCCCGATATCGACCCGAAGCGCGTCCGGGAACGTATGCGCCTTGAGCAGACCGTCGCCCCCGCCCGTCTGCGTGAGGCCATCAAGTCAGGCATGGCGGAGACGAATGCGGAGCTGTACGAGTACCGCGAACAGAAAATTGCCGCCGGTTTTACGCGTCTGGCGGACGTCCCGGCGGACGACATCGACGGTGAAAGCATCAAAGTTTTTTACTACGAGCGCGCCGTGTGTGCGATGGCGACCGCGTCGCTTTATGAGCGTTATCGCGGCGTGGATGCCAGTGCGAAAGGCGACAAGAAGGCCGACAGCATTGACAGCACCATTGATGAGCTGTGGCGGGATATGCGCTGGGCAGTGGCGCGTATCCAGGACAAGCCGCGCTGCATCGTGAGTCAAATCTGATGAAGACCTTTGCGCTACAGGGCGACACGCTCGACGCCATCTGTGTCCGGTATTACGGGCGCACTGAGGGCGTGGTTGAGACCGTGCTCGCCGCAAATCCGGGACTGGCTGAACTGGGTGCGGTGCTGCCACACGGCACCGCTGTCGAACTGCCCGACGTTCAGACCGCGCCCGTGGCTGAAACTGTCAATCTGTGGGAGTAACGCATGACAGCAGAAGAAAAAAGCGTCCTGTCGCTTTTCATGATTGGGGTGCTGATTGTTGTCGGCAAGGTGCTTGCCGGTGGTGAACCCATCACCCCGCGTCTGTTTATCGGGCGCATGTTGCTCGGTGGTTTTGTCTCGATGGTTGCCGGTGTTGTTCTGGTGCAGTTTCCTGACCTGTCACTGCCTGCGGTGTGCGGCATCGGCTCCATGCTGGGTATCGCTGGTTATCAGGTGATTGAGATTGCCATTCAGCGCCGCTTTAAGGGCAGGGGGAAACAGTAATGCCGGTTATTAACACGCATCAGAATATCGCCGCCTTTCTCGACATGCTGGCCGTGTCCGAAGGGACGGCGAATCATCCGCTGACGAAAAACCGGGGCTATGACGTGATAGTCACCGGACTGGACGGGAAGCCGGAAATTTTCACCGACTACAGTGACCACCCGTTCGCGCATGGCCGACCGGCGAAGGTGTTTAACCGTCGCGGTGAAAAATCCACGGCCTCCGGTCGCTATCAGCAGCTTTACCTGTTCTGGCCGCATTACCGCAAACTGCTTGCCCTGCCGGATTTCAGTCCGTTGTCACAGGACAGGCTCGCCATTCAGTTGATCCGCGAACGCGGTGCACTGGATGACATCCGGGCGGGACGCATTGAGCGCGCCATTTCACGCTGTCGCAATATCTGGGCGTCCCTGCCGGGTGCCGGTTACGGTCAGCGTGAGCATCCACTGGAAAAACTGGTCACCGTCTGGCGTACCGCCGGCGGCGTACCGGCTTAAACGGAGTAAACACCATGAAGAAATTATCCCTTTCACTGATGCTGAATGTGTCGCTGGCGCTGATGCTGGCACTGTCCCTGATTTACCCGCAGAGCGTGGCCGTCAATTTTGTCGCCGCCTGGGCGATTCTGGCGACGGTTATCTGTGTGGTTGCCGGTGGTGTCGGCGTGTATACCACTGAGTATGTGCTGGAACGCTACGGGCAGGAGCTGCCGCCGGAATCGCTGGCCGTGAAGATTGTCACGTCGCTGTTTTTGCAGCCGGTGCCGTGGCGCAGACGGGCGGCGGCTCTGGTGGTGATGGTGGCGACGTTTATCGCGCTGGTCGCTGCCGGGTGGATTTTTACCGCGCTGATTTATCTCGTGGCGTCGCTGTTTTTCCGGCTGATACGTACGGCCTGCCGTCAGCGTTTTGAGGGGCGGGAACCATGTCAAAGCTGATGACTGTGCTGGTTGTGTTGTTATCACTGGCGGTGGCCGGTCTGTTTCTGGTGAAACATAAAAATGCCAGCCTGCGCGCCTCGCTGGACAGGGCGAACAGCGTCGCCAGCGGGCAGCAGACGACCATCACCATGCTGAAAAATCAGCTTCATGTTGCGCTCACCTGGGCAGACAAAAACGAGCTGGCGCAGGTGGCTCTGCGTCAGGAACTGGAGAACGCCGCGAAGCGTGAAGCACAGCGCGAGAAAACCATCACGAGATTACTCAATGAAAACGAAGATTTTCGCCGCTGGTACGGTGCTGACCTGCCTGATGCTGTGCGCCGGTTGCACCAGCGCCCCGCCTGCACTGACGCCAGTGATTGTCGCCAACGCCTGCCCGAAAGTGAGTCTTTGCCCGATGCCGGGCAGTGACCCGGAGACGAACGGCGATTTAAGTGCCGATATCCGGCAGCTTGAGAACGCGCTGGCACGCTGTGCCAGCCAGGTAAAAATGATTAAACACTGTCAGGACGAAAACGATGCTCAAACCCGACAGCCTGCGCAGGGCGCTGGCTGATGCCGTCACGGTGCTGAAAACTAACCCCGATATGCTGCGGATATTCGTGGATAACGGGAGTATTGCCTCCACGCTGGCGACGTCGCTGTCGTTCGAAAAGCGTTACACGCTCAATGTCATTGTGACCGACTTTACCGGTGATTTTGACCTGCTCATTGTGCCGGTGCTGGCGTGGCTGCGGGAAAATCAGCCCGACATCATGACCACTGACGAAGGTCAGAAAAAGGGCTTCACGTTTTATGCAGACATCAACAATGACAGCAGCTTTGATATCAGCATCAGCCTGATGCTGACCGAGCGCACGCTGGTCAGTGAGGTGGACGGCGCGCTGCATGTGAAGAATATCCCGGAACCTCCGCCGCCGGAGCCGGTCACCCGCCCGATGGAGCTTTATATCAATGGCGAACTGGTGAGCAAGTGGGATGAATGAGTTTAAGCGTTTTGAAGACCGGCTGACCGGACTGATTGAGTCGCTGTCACCGTCAGGGCGTCGGCGACTGAGTGCAGAACTGGCGAAACGTCTGCGGCAGAGTCAGCAGCGCCGGGTGATGGCACAGAAAGCCCCGGACGGCACACCCTATGCGCCACGCCAGCAGCAGAGCGCCAGAAAAAAGACCGGTCGTGTTAAGCGAAAAATGTTTGCGAAACTTATCACCAGTCGTTTTTTGCATATCCGCGCCAGCCCGGAACAGGCATCAATGGAGTTTTACGGCGGAAAGTCACCGAAAATCGCCAGTGTGCATCAGTTCGGTCTGTCGGAAGAAAACCGGAAAGACGGTAAGAAAATTGATTATCCGGCGCGTCCTCTGCTCGGCTTTACCGGTGAGGATGTGCAGATGATTGAAGAGATTATTCTGGCTCACCTCGACCGTTAGTTGTGCCATTCCCGACACCTCATCGTCACATTGCCGCCGGTATGACCCGGCGGCATCCTTCCCGTTATGAACACTCTCGCAAATATTCAGGAACTCGCGCGCGCACTGCGCAACATGATCCGCACCGGCATTATCGTCGAAACCGACCTTAACGCCGGTCGCTGCCGTGTGCAGACCGGCGGCATGTGCACCGACTGGCTTCAGTGGCTGACCCATCGCGCCGGACGTTCGCGCACGTGGTGGGCACCTTCCGAGGGGGAACAGGTGCTGATTCTGGCCGTGGGCGGTGAACTCGACACGGCGTTCGTTCTGCCGGGGATTTATTCCGGTGATAACCCCGCGCCGTCTGCGTCGGCGGATGCCCTGCATATCCGTTTCCCTGACGGGGCGGTGATTGAGTATGAACCCGAAACCAGCGCACTCACGGTAAGCGGAATTAAAACGGCCAGCGTGACGGCTTCTGATTCTGTTACTGCCACGGTGCCGGTGGTCATGGTGAAAGCATCAACCCGCATCACTCTGGACACGCCGGAGGTGGTCTGCACAAACAAGCTGATCACCGGCACGCTGGAAGTGCAGAAGGGCGGGACGATGCGCGGCAACATTGAACACACCGGCGGTGAACTCTCATCAAACGGTAAGGTACTGCATACCCATAAACACCCCGGTGACAGTGGCGGCACAACAGGGGGACCTCTATGACTGCGCGTTATCTCGGAATGAATCGCAGTGATGGCCTGACTGTCACTGACCTTGAGCATATCAGCCAGAGTATCGGCGATATCCTGCGCACACCGGTCGGCTCACGGGTGATGCGTCGTGATTACGGCTCGTTGCTGGCGTCAATGATTGCCCAGCCGCAGACCCCGGCGCTTGAGTTGCAGATTAAGGTCGCCTGTTACATGTCCGTGCTGAAATGGGAACCCCGCGTCACCCTGTCATCCGTCACCACTGAGCGCAGTTTTGACGGGCGAATGACGGTCACGTTAACCGGTCAGCACAACGACACCGGCCAGCCACTTTCGTTAACCATCCCTGTGAGTTGAAACCATGCCGATTATCGACCTGAACCAGCTACCTGCACCGGATGTGGTCGAGGAGCTGGACTTTGAAACCATTCTCGCTGAACGCAAGGCGACACTGATTTCCCTTTACCCGGAAGACCAGCAGGAGGCGGTTGCCCGTACCCTGACGCTGGAATCCGAGCCTCTCGTCAAACTGCTGGAGGAAAATGCTTATCGTGAGCTTATCTGGCGTCAGCGTGTGAATGAGGCCGCACGGGCGGTAATGCTGGCCTGTGCCGCCGGTAATGACCTTGATGTGATTGGTGCCAATTACAACACCACGCGCCTGACTATCACCCCGGCAGATGATTCGGCCATCCCGCCGACACCGGCAGTGATGGAATCTGATACTGATTATCGTCTGCGTATTCAGCAGGCGTTTGAAGGTTTAAGCGTTGCCGGGTCGGTGGGTGCTTATCAGTATCATGGTCGCAGTGCCGACGGGCGTGTCGCGGATATCTCTGTCACCAGTCCGTCTCCTGCCTGCGTCACCATCTCTGTGCTGTCCCGTGAAAATAACGGCGTCGCATCCGAAGACCTGCTGGCCGTGGTGCGTAACGCCCTTAATGGCGAGGACGTCAGGCCGGTGGCCGACCGCGTGACCGTGCAGTCTGCCGCCATCGTTGAATACCAGATAAACGCCACGCTTTACCTTTACCCTGGTCCCGAAAGCGAACCCATCCGCGCTGCTGCCGTGAAAAAACTGGAAGCGTACATCACGGCACAGCACCGGCTGGGGCGCGACATCCGTCTGTCTGCCATTTATGCCGCTTTGCATGTGGAAGGCGTGCAGCGTGTCGAGCTGGCCGCACCACTGGCCGACATCGTGCTCAACAATACGCAGGCGTCTTTCTGTACTGAATACAGCGTCGTGACGGGAGGCTCGGATGAGTGATTCGCGACTGCTGCCAACCGGCTCATCACCGCTTGAAGTTGCCGCCGCAAAAGCCTGTGCGGAAATTGAAAAAACACCGGTCAGTATTCGTGAGCTGTGGAACCCGGACACCTGCCCGGCAAATCTGCTGCCGTGGCTGGCGTGGTCATTTTCGGTTGACCGCTGGGATGATAAGTGGCCGGAAGCGACAAAACGCGCTGTTATCCGCGATGCGTATTTCATTCACTGCCATAAGGGCACTATAGGCGCAATCCGGCGTGTGGTGGAGCCGCTCGGCTATCTGATTGAGGTGAGGGAGTGGTGGCAACTCAACGAGGAGCCGGGGACGTTCCGCATCGTTGTTGGCGTGCTTGAGCAGGGTATTACCGAGGAAATGTATCAGGAGCTGGAGCGCCTCGTTGCTGATGCAAAACCGGCAAGCCGCCATCTGACGGGACTGGCTATCAGTTTAAGTACAACCGGCAACATTTTTGCCGGTGCGGGATGCTATCACGGTGACGCCCTGACGGTTTATCCCTACACCCCGGAGGCCATTATTGTCGGAGGGGATTATTTCCCGGCCTCGGCCATTCATTTAATTGATAACCTGAGAGTAAACGCATGACAGTGAAATACTACGCCATTCTGACTAATCAGGGCGCAGCACGGCTGGCTAACGCGACGATGCTCGGCAGTAAGCTGAATCTGACGCAAATGGCCGTTGGTGATGCGAATGGTGTCTTGCCGACACCAGACCCGGCACAGACAAAACTGATTAACCAGAAACGCATCGCGCCGCTGAATCTTCTGAGTGTTGACCCGAACAACCAGAGCCAGATTATTGCGGAGCAAATCATCCCTGAGAACGAGGGCGGATTCTGGATCCGTGAGATTGGGCTTTATGATGATGAAGGCGTACTCATTGCGGTGGCGAACTGCCCGGAAACGTACAAACCGCAGTTGCAGGAAGGCAGTGGTCGTACCCAGACTATCCGCATGATTCTGGTTGTCACGAATACCGAAGCTATTACGCTGAAAATCGACCCGTCGGTGGTACTGGCGACCCGTAAATATGTGGATGATGAAGTCCTGGAATTAAGGCTGTATGTGGATGACCAGATGAGCAAACACATTGCCGCACAGGACCCTCATACCCAGTATGCACAGAAACATAATCCGACATTTACCGGAGAACCAAAAGCGCCGACGCCTGCCGCAGGAAATAACACCACGCGGGTTGCGACCACTGCGTTTGTACAGGCCGCTATTACCGCTCTGATTAACGGTGCGCCTGACACGCTGGACACACTGAAAGAAATTGCCGCGGCCATTAACAATGACCCGAAATTCAGCACCACCATTAACAATGCGCTGGCAGGTAAACAACCGCTGGACAATACGCTGACTCATTTGAGTGGAAAGGATGTCGCCGGTCTTCTCGCATACCTTGGTTTGGGAGAAGCGGCAAAACGGAATGTGGGA